AGTCGCTGTTGGGGGAGATGGCAGCGGACGGCGAACGGATCGCTTCCGGCGAAGTGGTCGATCCGTCGTTCTACTTTCTGCACTACGGCACCGACCCGGCCCGCGAGCTACTGGACGCCGAAGGCAACATCGACCCTGACCTGCTGTACCGGGCGCTCGAGGACGCGACGCCTGCGGACTGGCTCGACGATGTGGCGTTGCGGCACCGGGCCAACACGTTGATCCGCAAGAAGTACCCGATACATGAGATCCGGCGCTACTGGCTGGGGGCGTTCGCTCGCGGTGGCGGGCACTGGCTTCCCGAGGGTGCGTGGGAAGCACGGCAAAGCCTTCCGCTACACGCCCACCCCGATCATCCGCTTTGGCCCGCGAAAGGCACCGACGTTGTGCTGGCGTTCGACGGGTCCTACAACCGGGACTCCACCGCAATCGTCGGTTGCACGTTGGACGGTTACCTGTTCGTGGTGGCGGCGTGGGAACGACCCGACGATGCCGGTCCCCGCTGGAAAGTTCCCCGCACCGAAGTCAAAGCCCGCATGGCCGAGGCGATGGAACAGTGGACGGTTGTCGAGTTGGCACCCGATCCGCCTGGTTGGGCCGACGAGATCGAATCGTGGGAGGCGACGTACGGCGATGTCGTGGTCGAGTTCCCAACGAACCAGATGGCACGGATGGCCCCGGCTTGTGTCCGGTTCTATTCGGCGGTCGCTGGCGGCGATGAGGACGAGGCGGTCATGCCGGTCACGCATGACGGCGATGTCCGGTTGGCACGGCATTTGCGGAACGCAGTCACGAAGTGGACGAGAGGAGGCGACGTGATCACGAAGGAATCGTTGGACTCACCTCGCAAGATCGACATCGCGATTGCTGCGGTCGTCGCGTTCGACCGTGCCTGCTGGCACGCCCTCAACGCCACCGATGATTCTGGGCCGACCCTGTGGTGAAGCTCCGCAAGTCCGTGGGATCTTCCGTGCTGCTGGTCGCTGACAGGGTGCTGTCGTTCGCGGCTGGTGTCTACAAGCGGCAAGCAACCGTGCTCGACGTTGCCGGTGCCGTGTGTGTGACCGTGTTCGCTGCATCGTTCGGGGCGCGGTGGGCGTGGCTCTCGGCCGGTGTGTACCTGTTGATCCGTGCTGGGCAGATTGAGGCGAAGTCGTGACGTTGCTCGGTGGCATGGTCCGACGGTCTGTTGAGGACCCAACGAAACCGTTGACCGACGCATCGCTGCTGTCGTGGTTCGGTGGCGCCAAGTCCGATGCGGGCGTGCAGGTTTCAGAGCAACGGGTGCTTGGCTTGCCGACCTACTACCGGGCGCTGACTCTTACCGCTGGAGCGTTGGGAACGCTGCCGGTCAAGGTGTACAAGCAAGGCACCCGCGAGAAGCTTGCTCAACCGACGGTGCTCGACAAGCCGAACCCACGGCAGACATCGAAGGAATGGCGGATCACGACGTTTCTGCATTTCATCGCATGGGGCAACGCGTTCTCACGGAAGGTCCGTGACGGTTCCGGTCAGGTGCGCGAGGTGTGGCCGCTGCATCCGTCGCGCGTGCAGGTGCGTGAGGTTGAGCCGACCGGACCGAACCCTGCGGGCAAGTTGTTCCTGGTGCGGATGCCGAACGGGGAAGAGCTGCGCCGGACCCCGTACGAGATCCTTCACCTGCCGTATATGTCGATGGACGGGTTGCAGGGCATTCGTCCACTCGAGACGTTCCGGCAGTCGCTGGGGATCGCTATCGCAGGTGACGATGCTACGGCGAAGTTCATCGCGAACGGGTCCCGGCTGTCAGGCATTCTCACCACCGATTCGACGCTCGACAAAGACGGTGTAGCCGCCAAGAGGTTGAAGGCTCGGTGGAAGGAACTGACCTCCGGTGTCGAGAACACCGGGGAAATCGGGGTGCTCGATTCGGGCGCCAAGTTCCAAGCCGTGTCAATCCCGCCCGCTGATGCCCAAATGTTGCAGGGCCGTCAATGGTCAGTTGACGAGATCGGCCGCATGATCGGAACACCGCCGCACCTGGTCGGCAACGTGTCTGGGTCAACGAGCTGGGGTTCAGGCATTGAACAGCAGGTCCTTGGCTGGTTGAAGTTCACGCTGCAAACCCCGGTTTCGGTTTCCGAGGACCGTTGGACCGACGAACTGCTGCTGCCAGGCCAGTACGCCAAGCATTCCGTTGAAGGTCTGCTGCGCGGCGATTCCGCTGCACGAGCCTCGTTCTACAACCGGATGATCACCGACGGCTGGGGTTCCCGCAACGAAGCACGCGACCTCGAAGATCGGGAACCTGTCGACGGGCTCGACGAGTTCATCGTCCCATCGAACATGACGCTGATTTCCGTGGACGGCCAGATCGTTCCGCTTTCGTCGGCTGGCGCATCTGCCGCTGACGCCACTTCTGCCTGACCCTCCCGGTCGGCCGATACCTAACAGGAGGCACCATGCCCCCCTCTGCATCTGCCGCGCTCGCGGAGAAGCGAAACGCCGTCTATCGGGCTACCGACCCTGCGGGGCGGCTGGTCCGGTCAGCGCGGCTCGGTTCGCAGTCCATCACTCGTGACGGTTCGTCGGACGGGTCGATTGGTTTCAAGGGCGAAGCCATCGTCTTCGATACGCCGACGTGGATCGGGTCGAAGCGTTGGGGGTTCTGGGAAGAGATCGCGCCCGAGGCTGTCGCGAAGACGCTCCGTGAAGCCGATGTCAGGTTCCTTCAGAACCACAACCCTGACCTGTTGCTGGCTCGCACGTCGGCAGGGACGCTCCGGTTGGACGCATCGACTTCCGGTTTGGACACCGACGCAGACATGGCGCCGACCTCGTACGCGCAGGACGCAGCGATTCTGCTGGAACGGCGAGACCTGAAGGAGATGTCGTTCGCGTTCGATCCGATGGCGTGGGACTACGAAGAACGCGACGGCGAAGACTTCTACCGGATCACCGAACTTGCCCTCTATGACGTAGCGGTCGTCACCTACCCGGCGTATGCGACGACCTCGGCCGGGTTGCGGTCCGCTGCGTTCGATGCCATGTGCCGTGCCGCTGGGCTCGACGCCGCTGCGGAACGACGGCTGATGCGGGACCTGACTGGGGCACCCGACTCGATTCTCGACGCGCTGCCCCAGCGGGCGCTCGACCTTGTTCAACAGATCGCTGACTCTGCGCCGGACGAAACCACGCAGAGCCTCGAAGGCGGCGAAAGCCGCACCAGCCAGCCGGACGAAACCACTGGCGCCCCCACCACCGCGCTCGACCACCTGTCGACGCGCACCAACTACATGAAGGGACGCCTCTGATGGCAACCGCACTTCAGGACCTCGTTGACAAGCGAGCGTCCGTCTGGGCCGAGGCTCAGGCATTCGACACCCGCAAGAAGGCCGGGGACGAGTTCTCCGCCGAAGACCAGGCAGCGTGGACCCGCGCTCTCGATGATGTCGACCGCCTCGGCGCCGAGATCGAGAACATGGAACGATCCGCTGCGCTCGACACCAAGTTCGGGCAGATCGACGAGGCAGCTCGCCGTGAAGCCGCCAACGCCGCTTCAGCCGCCGGCGACGATGCCCCGAAGGACGCCGAGTACCGCGAAGCGTTCAACGGCTACCTGCGTCACGGAATGCAGGACATCCGCCCCGAGCACCGCCAACTTCTAATGGCGCAGTTCCGGTCGGCTGATGGCAGCGAGACCCGCGCTCTCGGCACCACGTCCGGTTCGGTCGGTGGCTACACCGTTCCCGAAGGGTTCTGGGCGAAGGTCACCGAGACCATGAAGTACTACGGCGGGGCCACCTTCGGTGCCGAGGAAATCTCGACCACCTCCGGTAACCCGCTCCCATGGGCGACCAACGATGACACCGCGAACGTCGGCTACATCCTCGGCGAGAACACGGCCGCAACGAACGAAGGCGATCTTGCTTTCGGGCAGAAGACCCTCGGTGCGTACACGTTCGTCTCCGGCCCCGGTCTCGTGTCGCTCCAGCTCTTGCAGGACTCCGGCCTGGACATCGAGTCCATCGTCGCCCGCAAGATGGGTGAACGGCTCGGCCGCATCCAGAACACCCGCTTCACGACCGGCACCGGATCTTCGCAGCCGCAGGGCTTCGTGTACGGCGCCTCGACGGGCAAGACCACGGCTTCGGCCACGGCCATCACCTACGACGAAGTGATCGACCTCGAGCACTCCGTCGACGCCGCCTACCGGGCGTCGGGCCGCTGCGCCTACAAGTGCCACGACCTGATCGTCGCCTACTTGCGCAAGGTCCGCGACGACACGGGCGGCGCTGGCCTTGGCCGTCCGCTGTGGCAGCCGTCCGTTCAGGCTGGTGCACCTGACACCCTCAACGGGTTCCCGCTGGTCATCAACAACGACATGGACTCGACGGTCGCTGCGACCAAGAAGACCTTGGCGTTCGGTGACCACCAGGCGCACTTCGTTGTGCGCCGCGTTGCTGGCGGTCAGGTCATGCGTCTGGCTGAGCGGTACGCCGAGTACCTTCAGGTCGGGTTCATCGCCTACGAGCGTGCCGATTCGCTGGTGCAGGATGCGTCGGCCGTGAAGCTCCTGGTGCAGCACTCGTGAGCGGGTCAGGGCGTGACATCAACAAGGACGTGGCTGTGTCTTCGACGCAGCTCCCGAACGTGGTCACGGCGACCACGACGGGTGTCACCGTGGACCTTGCCGGGTTCACGAAGGCCATGTTCATCGCCCACATCGGCACCATCACCGATGGGACGTTCGCGTTCGACCCCGAAGAGTCAGACGACGATTCGACGTGGACGAACATCGCAGCGGGCGATCTGTCCGGTGCGTTCGTGAACGCCACCTCGAGCGCCGATGACCGAATCCAAGAGGTCGGCTACCTCGGTTCCAAGCGGTACATCCGCTGCAACATGACGATCACCGGGTCGCCGTCTACGGGCGGAGCTGTCGGGATCTCGGTTGTGAAGGCCGGGGCTCGCACCCTGCCGCAGTAGTTCCCTGGCGCCCCCGGCTTTCGAGCCGGGGGCGCTTGTGGTTCCCAAACCAGACGAAGGAGACACCATGCGCGTTCGCATGATTCAGCACATCACCGGCACTCGCGACGGCATCGAATGGCCGCTTGCTGGTGGAGAGATCGAACTGCCCGACCATGAGGCTGCCGACTTGATCGGCGCCGGGTTGGCTGCACCCTTGGAAGGGGCAACGAATGAGGCCGTACCCGAACCAGGACCCGAAGCCGCCGACGGACCGGATCAAACGTCCGCCGAGGACAGCGACGGCGAAGCCGCCGACGAACCGGGCGAAACCGTCGAGCCGGTGAAGCCCAAGGCACGCACCCGCAAGCGGACCTGACCCGGTGCCCGACTTCACGCCCGACCCTTACCTGACCGCCGACGAGGTTCGAGCACGGACCTCGCGTGGTGGCCCGCGCCTGTCCGCGGCCGAGTTCTCGGACGAGTGGATCGAAGAGGGTGTCGAAGAGTGGGAACAGAAACTCGAAGAGCATCTTGGCGTGGCGTTCACGACACGCGAAACAGTCGAGTCGGTCCGTGTTCCTGGTTGCACGGACCGGCTCACTCTCGGGTGGCCGAAAGTGCAGTCGGTCGTGTCTCTGGTCATCAACTCGGCCACGATCAGTTCGGCCCTGTACGAACTTGACGGTGAGACCGGGACGCTGATCTACAGGTCCGGTTTCAGTCCGACCTACCCGGCGACCGTCACCTACCAGCACGGCTACGAAACGATCCTGGCCGCAGTGAAGCGGTCAACGTCGCTGTACCTCGAACACTTGGCGGCGATGGACAAGGCCGGTTCGGGTCCGTCGGTGGCCCGCCTCGGGTTCGACGGTGGAGCCTCAACCTCGTTCATCCGGTCGAACCCCGCTGCGGGTTCGCTGACACCGTGGGAAGACGTGAACGACATCGTTCGCACCTTGCCGAACTACCGGATTCCCGGTGTCGCATGATCCGTGCCGAAGTCGGGGAACAGATCGCGGAGCTAGTCGCAGACGATCCAGGTATCGGGTCGGTGGTGGTCGCAGCGTTCTACAAGGGCGACAAGTGGGCTTCCGCCGAGGCCGTGTTCTGCGGGCCGACCACGAACGGCGACGCGATGTACCCGTACTCGATGGACGGGCAGGCAATCTCACGCGACAACTTCACGCAGACATGGATCGTGCGGGTCGCTGGGATCAGTGACGTGTTGGCGGCACGGAAACGCTGCCAGGACCTCGCTGGCTTGTTCGTGTCGATTGCGGGCCGGGACCGGACGCTCGGCGGGTTCGTAGCGAACGGCGAAGCCGTCTGCGAGGTCGGGCCGTTCGCTGTGTCGTTCCGTGACGGCGAAGCAAGAGATGACCGGGGCAACCAGGGCGTTGTGGCAATCGCTGAGGTTGCCATCCAGATCGAAACACAGACCACAAACGAGGACTGACCATGACCGATACCAAGCAGTTCGTGACGCCACCGAAGGACCACCCATCCACCGATGGTGTGACGTTCCCTGACGGTCGCACCGTCGCCCCCGGTGAAGCCATCGAAGTCACCGAAGCCGACGCCGCTTCTCTGCTCGAGCAGGGATGGACCGTCGCATCGAAGGCCGCTACCAAGCGTGCCGCCACCACCGAAGCCGACCCGGCTGACGACACGGCGCCTGCGGGCGCCTCTACCGAAGGAGCCTGAACATGGCTGCACCTAACTCGTCGGCCGGTTCGTTCGGCCACAAGACCGAGACCACGGCTGGAACGACGGTCACCCCTGACCTGTTTCTGCCGTTCCTCACCGAATCATGGGACCGGAGCCAGCCGTCGTTGGAGTCCGATGGGATTCGGGCCGACCGGCTGGTCCGTGACGACGAGGAGTCGAACGGCGCCAACATCGGCGTCGAGGGTGGCGTGACGATGGATCTCCCCGTGAAGGGCGCTTCGTCGCTGCTCACTTGGGCGCTCGGTTCGGTGAACACGACCGGCTCGAACCCGTACACGCACGCTTGGACGCCGGGTGCTTCGCTCGGGTCGAAGACGTTGCAGTTCGCTGAACCTGACGGGTCCGGCACGAAGCAGCCGAAGACGGTCGCCGGCGCCGTGTGTTCGTCGTGGGAGATCGCAGCCGATGAGGGCGCGCACGTGACCGGGGCGTTCAACGGGATTGCGCAGCGGCTCACCATCGGGTCACGGACCCTCGCTGACGTGGCAACGACGGACACGTCGACGACCATCGGTTCTGCGACCGGGTTCGTGCAGGCCGACTACGGCAAGGACGTTTCCGGTACGGGTATCCCGGCCGGGGCGTACATCACCGGGGTTGCGTCCGATGGGCTGACCGCGACGATCTCGGCTGCCGCTACGGCGACCGGGACCGGCGTGTCGGTGGTGGTCGGTAAGGCGCTGGCGTCGCCGTCGTATTCGGCGTCGCTGTCGTACTTCAAGATGCACATGGCGACGCTCGCTATCGGCGGGTCCGCTGTCCCGCTAAAGGGGTTCACGATCTCGGGTGACAACAAGATCGAGGCCCGCTACTTCGGTGGGTCGAAGTGGTCTGCTGCCCCGACCCCGACCGGCGAACTCCGCGAGTACACCGGCACCCTCAACCTGGAATATCTGTCGCAGGCGCAGTGCGACCGCTACTTCAACGGTGAACTGTTCAGCGTGTCGCTGCCCATCGTGTCGGGTGCTTCGTCGTTGACGTTCGCCGGGTACGGCAAGTTCGACGAGTCGCTGGTCCCGATGATCGGTGGACGTGGCCGGATCATGCAGGACGCGCCGTTCCATTTCCTCGGGTCGTCCGATGCGAACGCGCTCACGGTCACCGGCGTCAACGCGGATTCGACTGCGGTCTGATCCGTGGCCCCTCCGTCTGCGTCCCGACGTAGTGCCGGCGTCCGCACTGGTTCTACGTCGGGCGCGCAGATCGTCGGGCTCAAAGAGCTACGCAAGGAACTGAAGAAGCTCGAGGACGGCAAAGCGTTCAGCCGTGAGCTGGGCCGCGGTCTGCGCATGGTCGCGAAGAAAGCCGCAGGCCACGCACAGGCGGAGGCCCGTTCCCTCGGCGGCGCCCAGCGGCATTTCGCGGGCGCTATCCGTGGCCGCGGTGGCGCCACTGGCGCCCGCCTGGTCATCGCAGACGACACCGCCAATGCGGCGTTCTGGGGTGCGAAACAGAAATGGACGGGCTGGAACGCACGCAACTCTGGCAAAGGCCCTGCGAACCAGCCTGACTGGATCGGTAACACCTGGCAGGTCGCAGAGCGAGGCCAAGGCCCCATCGCCCTGAACGACTCGCTAGCCACCCATATGCCCGAGTACGTCGAAGACATCTACCAGGTGCTCGAAGACGTGACCCGCGGCGCTTTCCCCAACTAGATCACTTCCCTAACCAGGAGACCCGACATGCCCCCGAAGAAAGCCAGTGCGCCGCGCCCGAAGCAAGGCGGGTACGAGGCCGCGAAGGCCCGTATCGAACGTGCCAAGCAAGTCCAGCAGGTGACCGTTTCCGATACCGGGGTCGTGTTCACCTACAACTTGGCGGCGATCCCGATCCGTATCCGTTCCTACATTCGGGAACAGACCGGCATGTCGGTTGAGGAGCTGATCGGCATCGGTGTCGGCCGCATCCAGGTCGATTCGTACTGCGATCTGTGGTGGGTTTCCCGGCTTGTCGCGGGGGAGATCATCGACGACCCGTACCCGCATCCGGTGACCCGCCGCGAAGTGCAGGACGAATGGGACGCCCGCTGTTCCGGTGTGCTGCTGGCTGAGATCGACGATGACCCGTTGGACGCTGACCCGGAACCCGAAGGCCAGCCTTCCTAGGTACGGGGTGGCTGGCCGTGTTCGCACGCGAGTACGGGATCAGACCGTGGGAGATCGACGATCTGACCTACGCCGAGATCGAAGATCTACAGGACACTTGGAACGCAGGAGGTGAATGATGGCCGGTGAACGGAAGCTGCAACTGGTCATCACTGCCGACGCGAAGCAAGCGCAGAAAGCGTTGGGCAACCTCGAGCGGACTGCCGGGTCTACCGGCAAGAAGACCGAAGGCGCCCTCTCTGGTATCCAGCGTGGGTTGGTCGGGCTCGGCGCCGCGGGTCTCGCCGTCGGGGCGTTCAAGGCGTTCGAGGACTCGGAACGGATCGCACGCCAAACCGAAGCGGTCCTGAAGTCGACCGGCAACCAGGCGGGCGTGACTGTCGGGGAGTTGGACAAGCTCACCGACGCGTTGTCGAAGAAGGGCGGCGTCGACGACGAGTTGATCCAGTCCGGCGAGAACATGCTGCTGACCTTCACGAAGGTCCGCAACGAGGCCGGTAAGGGCAACGACATCTTCACGCAGGCCACCGAGGCTGCGAACGATTACGCGGCGGCGACCGGCACTGATGTTGTGGCTGCGAACAAGATGCTGGGTAAGGCGCTCAACGACCCGATCAAGGGTCTTGCAGCGTTGACCAAGGCTGGCGTGTCGTTCACGCAGCAGCAGAAGGACCAGATCAAAGAGATGGTCGAGTCGGGCGACACGCTCGGCGCGCAGAAGATCATCTTGCGCGAGTTCGCTACCGAGTACGGCGGGTCGTTGGAAGCGAACGCGACCGCGTCCGGTAAGGCGAAGGTCGCTGTCGACAACATGGCCGAGTCCGTTGGCGGTGTCCTGGCCCCGGCGCTCGGTACTGGCGCGAAGGCGCTCGGCACGTTCGCTGACGGTTTCTCGCATCTGCCCAAGGGCGCACAGACCGCAACGGTCGGGATCGTCGGACTGACCGCTGCGGTGTCGGTCGCTGGCCCGAAGGTCATGGAGATGGCAAGCGTCGCGAGCCGCGTCGGGACCGCAGCAGTCGACATGGGCTTGAAGTGGTCGGGCGCGGTGCAGTCGATGGCGGTAGACCAGGGGATCAGCCGCACCGCCGCTTCGGTGGAAGTGCTGAAGAGTGGGATGCGTACCAGTGTCTCGGACTTCGGTTACATGAAGTCAGGCGCGTTGGCCGCTGCTGCGGGGATCACGGCGTTTCAGGTGACGTTGAACCAGTTGGAAAGCTGGGCGAAGTCCGGTATCGACGTGAAGGGGCTGTCGACCGATCTGGACCAGTTGTCACGCGGGGTTGCTACAACGAACGAGGTGGCGTCTGCGTTCGGTGAACACGGCTTGAAGGATCTGGGCGATGCGTTCGAGCTGGTCGCTGACGGCTCGGGCAAGGCCGACGGCTGGTCGAGAGCGTTCCGTGTCATCCACGGCGACCTGCGCGCTTTGGGCGAATCGAAGGACGTGAAGAAGGCGCAGAACCAGATCAACGACCTTGATACGGCGTTGGCTGAGATGGTGACCTCGGGTAACGCGAAGGGCGCCAAGAAAGCCTATATGGAGTTGACGGATGCGCTGCGGTTGCAGGGCATCGAGATCGAAGATGTGGCGGGCGGGCTCCCGAAGTACGGCGATGCGCAGAACCGGGCGGCACGCGAAGCGCGGGGCCATAAGGAAGCGGTGAAGGATGGGGCGTGGTCGCTTCGTGATTTCGGTGACGCAGCGAAGACAGCTGCGTCCGAAACCGACTATGCGGCCAAGAGGACCGAGGACAACAAGAACCGTCTGATCGAGTTGGCCGCGGCGGCGAAGGAAGCCGAAAGCCGGATCGACGATTTCTACGACGCGCAACATCGCGGCTTGAAGACGCAGATCGACGTAGAAGAGGCACTTGATGCGTACGCGGAAGGCCTGTTCGCGAACACGAAGACGACCGACATCACGACCGAAGCCGGTCGGAAGAACCAAGAGAACCTAATCGCAGTCGCCAAGGCTGCGCTCGAGGCGACGAAGGTTGAGCGGGACAAGACGGCTGCGATGGGTGACGGCACCTACGCCACCGAGGCCGCGATCCAGAAGATGCAGACGTACTCGCTGCGGTTGCAGGAAACCATGCTGAAGGCTGGGTACTCGCGGGATGAGATCAAGACGATGATCGAGGCGATGGGGTTGACCCCCGCGCAGATCAAGACGGTCTTCGAATCGAACCAGGTGGCGCAGGAACAAGAACTGAAGAGCGGTCTGCTGGCGACAATCTTCTCCGTTCCAACGGACCGGACGACCAACTTCCACGCCAACACGAAGCCTGCGATGGACGACATTCGGGCGATGATCGCAGCCCTTGCGGCGCAGACGCCGGTCGGCACGCTGATCCCGTCGCCGTACGGTCCGATCCCCGGCACTCTCGAGTTCCCGGCTAAGGCGAGGGGTGGCCCGGTGTCGGGCGGCACGACCTACATGGTCGGTGAACGCGGGCCGGAACTGTTCACACCGCGCAGCTCGGGGACGATCATCCCGAACCATCGGCTGCGGTCGGCGGGCAGCCCTGTCGTGTCGGGCGGGTCGACGACGGTCGTCATCCAGTTGGACGGCCGAGAGATTTCCCGTCGGGTGATCAACACGGCGAACGGGCAGACCCGCCGTACGGGCCGGTCGCCGCTCGTCGCGGGTGGCCGCAGGTGACCTGGCTACCCCCGGTCCCCACACTCGAAGTGGCGTTGGACCCGGCGAACCCCGGCACGTTCACCGACCTGTCTGACCGGATCATCGGCACGTCCCCGCTCGTCGTGCGCCGCGGCAGGGACACACCGTTGGACTTCTTCGCACCAGGCGAGTTGACCGTCGAACTCGATAACACGGACCGCATGTTGGACCCGATGAACCCGGCCGGGCTCGTGTACGCCGAGGGCGGGTTCGGTGTCCCCGGCTGCACAGTCACCCTCGACCTGACGTTCGATGGGACCACGCAACGCCGCTTCACCGGGCGCCTGTCAGGCGAGTGCTGGGCCGGTGCAGGGACCGTCCTGTACGCAGGGTCAGCGCGCGGACAGACCGTGACCCTGGTCGCGCAGGACAGGTTGGCGAACTCACCGGACCTGCCCCTCGATCCGTGGCACCTCCAACTCGTCGCCATGTTCCCTGACTGGTGGCTTCCGATGGACTGCGGGTTCCCGGTCCTGGTCGACGGGTCAGCGGTCCCGAACCGTGCACCAGGTGGCGGCTCGGCGACGCTCGACATCTTGTCGGGTGTCGACGGCGCGCATGTGGCACCGGACCTGAACCGGCATACGCCCGGCCTGAAACTGTCGCCCGCGAACCGGGTCGTGTCGGCCGCGGCCGATGTCATGCCCGACGGCGACGAAGCCGATGTGACGGTCGCTGTCGTGTGGAAGTCGACGCTCAACCATTCGACGGGTGAGCAAGCCACGATCCTTCGCATGGAGGAACCGGGCGGGCCAGACCCCCGCTGGGAGATCGTCGTCGACGAGGACGGCGAAGCACAGGTCACCACCTACGACGCGGGCGGGACGCTGATCGCGACGGACACCATCGACCGCACCGGGACCCCGGTCTCGCGTTGGGATGACGGCAACTCGCATCTGGTCATCGTCCGCATCGACTCGGGTTCGCTCGACGTGTGGTTCGGTGGCGCCGGAATGACCGGCGGGTCGCTCGCTGCTGAGTCGCTGGTGTACGAATCCGATCTGATCTTCGGTCCGTCCGATGTGGCCGGGACGTTCGATGAGTTGACGTTGTGGCGACGTGCCCTGTCCGACATGGACATCGACTCGATGGTGCTCGCCTATGGGCTGATCGGCGGCGCCTGGTTCGGTGACAACTGGCTAGGCGACGGGTCCCCCGCACGCGATTCGCGGTTGCAGCATTGGTTCCAAGCGGCCGGGATCGAACCGAACTCGGACGACACCGACGGTTGGCGGGTCCCGGTCAACGATTCGGACGGCGGGTTCTGGTCCGTGTCGTCTGTTCCGGCGAACCTGGTCGAAGCGTTGCGGGGGACGGTCGGCCCGAACGGTGCCGTGTCCGTGAACGCTGACGGGTTCTACGTGATCCGCGCCCCCGAAGCACTCACCGACGCGACCTACGCAGCGGAGTACGCGACGATCTCGGCTTCGTTCACCGACGCCGACACGAACCTGACCGCCCCCGACTACCGCCACGCCGGAGTCCGGTTCGCAGGGGTCGACATCGAACAGGTAGCGAACCGGGTCGAAGTCGTGTTCCAACATCTGATCGACGCCGGGCCGCCGCTGAACTCGTTCTGGGCGGCCATCTCCCCCGAGTCGACCGCCACCGTGAACGGGCTCACGTCGAAGCAAACCTACGGGCCACGCAACATCTCCCGCGGTTTGGAGTGGTACGGCTGGGAACGGGCCGCGTCGCTCGCTGACGCCCTCGTCGACCGCTACGCGTTCCCGCTGCCACAAATCGACTCGCTCGCACTCGACGCAACCGGCGACACCGATCTCACCGACTGGTTGGCGTTCACCTGCGACCTCGAGAAAGCGGTCGAAGTCGAATGGACCGACGGCGGGATCACCCGTTCCGTGTCCGGCCTGAACGTCCAGTCCGAACGGCTCGAACTGACATCGACGACGTTCACTGCCGAACTGAAACTCGCCCAATCGTGACGGAGGAACTGTGACCGCCAAGACGACCGTGACCATCACGGAAGCACAAACCGAGCTGGGCGAACTGCTCGCCTACCATTGGGTGACGGTCCGGCTCGTTCACGGCGGCCAAGGCGGCGTTGTTGACGGCCAGGTGATCGGGTCGGCCGGGTCCGCCAAGTTCCAGTTGGACGACGAAGGGTCCGGTTCGTTCGCCGTCTACCCGAATGCGGCGATCACCCCGGCGGGCACCTACTACGCCGTGTCGGTTGACGGCACGTCCCCGCTGGTCGCCCGCCTGCTGAACGTCCCGACATCGGGCCCGGTCGATTGGGCGGATGAGGCGATCCAAGTCGATGAGCCGTCACCGCCGACGACGGTCCCGGCGCCGACCTCGGGCGACGCGTTCGACGTGCTCCGTGTCGATTCTGCCGGGACCCGCTACGAACTTGCCCCCGCCGAGGTGTCGGGCGAGAACGTGGACGTGGACGGCACCCCGCTCCCCACCGTGCTCACCGCGTCGTTCTCGGCTGTCTACTCTGCGGTCTCGGCGGAAGCGTCGGCACGCGCCGCCGCGGTCACCGCGGAGGCGACGGCCCGCGGGAACGCTGACACCGCCGAGTCGAACGCACGCATCGCAGGCGACGCCGCATCCACCAAAGCGGCGACCGGGCTACAGGACGTGCTACGGGCTGAGGCAACTGAGCGGCTGTCCGTGTTGCCACGGTTCCAGTTGTGCGGCGACAGCGGCGCCCCGCACTCCGGTTCCGCGTACACGGCCCCGGCGCTCCCCGATTTCACGACCGGCGCCTACTGGCGGTTCAACGTCACGGCCCGCCCCGACTTCGACACCGACCTGACCGGACTGTTCTACTCGGAGATCATCACCCAAACCCACGATGCGGGCGTCGGGTCGTGGGACAACTACGAGATCGCCGTCCAGTGGATCTACGACACCGACACCGAGTCTTGGCGCCCGACACTGTTCATGGAGTGGACCGAGATCGACGGGCTCGCCGAGACCCATTCGCTCGCCACCGAATCAGCATCGTCGGCCGCGGGTGTCACCTATCCGGCGTGGGAGTTCCAACCGGGCGTCCCGACGGAGATCGCGGTCCATCTCGACTTCGCGAACGGTGACGGCAACTGGGACCTGTCGTTCTGGCGGCGCATCCATTTCGGGACCGCTGACGCCACGTTCGATGACGCCGAATGGGTACGGATCTCGCGTGCTATCGGCACCGGCGCCACGTCCATCGACACTGGTGTGACTGCGCCGCACGGTTTCGGGATGGGCGACGGCAACCTCGAGCTGTTCAGTCTCACGATCCGAGACGAAGGCCCGGCGGGGACGGTGCTCGCTGACCCGACTGCTGCGGACGCGTACGCCGAGGGTGACGGGCAGCCGTTCGATGATCCGGCCGGAAACACTTGGACCCCCGGCGCCAACGCGCACGTCGCTGTCCCGTCGACAGGTAGCGGTGTGGCGCTCGGTGAAACGTCCGGCACTGCGTACCGCGGTGATCGTGGCAAGACGGCGTATGACCATTCGCAGGTGACAGCAGCGAACCCGCACGGTGTCACCGCTGCGATGCTGTCCGGTCTGCCGTGGCCTGACCGGGCGAGGGTCGCGTGCGTCATCGACTACCCGTCGACCCCTTCGTCCACCTGGTTGATGCAGGCCACGGCTTGCATCGGGTCGGGCTATGCGATCACAGCGGACACAAACGATCAGTCGTTCACCTACGCCCGGCTCCCGCTGCGTGCGGGCACCTACACCTTGCGGTTCACGCGCCGAGGCAGCACTAGCTCAGGGGTCGCCACGTTCACGTTGGGCGGCTCCCTAGCTGGCACCATCGAGTGCTACTGGACAAGCAACCTCAACGACATGGTAACGAACCCCATCACCGGGATCGTTGTGCCAGCAGACGGGTTCTACGACCTCGTGGTGACGAACCCGACCAAGAACCCGTCGTCGTCGAACTACCGCATTCAACCCCAGGTCATCGACCTGTACCGAACGGGAGCATGAGCATGAACGACATCAAGGCCGCACTGATCCGGGCAGCCCGCACCGCCGCGCAGGTGGCGTTGGGTGCGCTCGGCACGAACGCTGTCACGGCGCTCGACGCCAACCTGGTGCAGGTGGCGTCGGTGGCTGGGATGGCCGCTGCGCTGTCGCTGCTGCAGGCGGTGGCGTTCGGGCTGCCCGAGGTTGACCAGTGACCGGCGTCGACACGCCCGCCCATCTGCGCCACCGGCTCGCTGCTCGGGTCGACGGCTGGATGGGTTGGCCGTCGCGCTGGCGCATCCTGCTCCCACTGCGCAAGGCGCGCCGATGAGCGCCACCAAGGGCCGCGCGCTGTGGCTCCCCGACGTGCTCCGTGACGCAGGCCTCAAAGTCGAGGTCGTTCCAGGCTGGGAGACACGCGGCAA